GGATTTCGTTGCGGAGCCGCTTCCGTTCGTTCTCCAAGATCGGCGCGAGTTCGGCACGGGAGACACCTGACTGGATGTTGTACGTAATGTTGACTGACCCGCCCCCGCCCCCGCCTGCGCTGCCCAGCGTGTGGTGTGGAACGATGGTGCCGGACGCATGAGGCACGAAGATCTCCGGTCCCTCTTCGCCGACGATGAAAGGCGAGTTGGCCGAGACCGGGCCACCATCCGCGCGCATCCCAAAGATGCCCTTGATGATTCCGGTGACGCCCGACGCCATCGGGTCGAGGATCAGGTTGCGGAAGACCAAGCGGGTCAGGTCGAGCGCGAGATTGCGCAGCACGTTGGACAGCTTTTCACCGGAGAAGATCGCGTCTTCAAAACCTGACGTGATCAGACTCGCCGCGTCCTGCGCGAGCCTGCCCTGCTCCTCGATGAGTGGGAGCATCTCGTTGTACACCTGTACGAGTTCGCCCTGCTTGCGGATGCGTGCATCGGCGTCGGCAACCCCGATCTGTGCGATCTCGGCCATGAGCGCGGTTTCCTTGGCCCGCAGCGCCATGAGTCCCTCAATGCCGGCCGCCTCGCTGCTGTTCGCACGCGCGCGGATCGAGTCAAGTTCGCCCTGCTTCCGAATGCGTGCGTCGGCATTGTCCGAACTGATCTGCGCGATCTCAGACATGAGCGCAGTTTCGCGCGCGCGAAGCTGCATGAGTCCCTCCGCGCTGGTCGCCTCGCGACTGTTCGCGCGTGCGCGGATCGCATCAAGTTCGCCCTGCTTTCGAATACGGGCGTCGGTGTCGGCTGCGCTGATCGCCGCCAACTCATCCAGCATGGTCGCCTCCTTAGCCCGGAGATCCGCGAGCCGCTCGGCGCTGGACTGTTGCTGGCCATACACCCGAGCTTGGGCCTGCTCGAACTCAGCAAGGGACCGGGTCACTTCATCCTGCCGCGCCGTGACTGCGGCGGATGCGGCGGCGTTGATCTGCGCACGACGACGCGCGGCCTCGTCCTCGGTCAGGAGATTTCGGGCGAGAAGTTCGTTGATCGTGTCCAGTTCGCGCTGGTACTGCCGAGCCGGGTTCAGGATGTCCCGCTGCGCTTCAGCCGCTTCGCGAAGGAGATTGATCTCGCGGGTGATCGCGTCGTCACGCTCGGCCATGATCTGCCGTCGAGCGGCTTCGGCCTGCGGCATCAGGAGCGCACCCTCCCGCTCAAGCCGGTTCACTTCATCCAGCCTGCGCTGGTATTCGCGCATCGGGTCGATGCGGTCTAGGATGGCGCTGGCCGCGTCGCGGTTCGCCTGCTTGATCGCCTCCACTCCTGCACGCTCTGCGGCCGCGCGTTCGTTGGCCTCGCGCTGGGCGTCGATGATTGCGGCGGTGGTGGCGGCGGCCTGTTGCGTGCGGGTTTCCAGCCTGCTCCGGCGCAGTTCTTCCTCCTGTACGGTCAAATTCGCATACTCAGCCTGAAGCCGCACAAGCGCTTGCGCTTCCTCTCGGCTCGCTTCGCTGCTGAACACCTGAACCCTTTCCGTCCGTCCGGTCTGGTACTGGAAAACGGCAATTTCCTTAGCCACCACCGCAGTCTTTTTCTTCAGTTCGAAAATCTCCTTTTCCATCGCGCGCCGCTTCCGCGCGATCTCGGACAGCTGCTGCTCCGGGTCCATCGCGCGGAACGATGCATCGCTGTAGATTCGCGCGACCTCGTTGGCGCTCTCCTTGATCATGTTCTGCACGTCGCGGAATCGCGTGGCGAAATTCACCAACGCCTGAACCGCAGAATCAAGCGCACCCACCAGCGAAATGCCGAATGCCGCAGCCAAGCCCGTGCCGAGCGCCTTCGGGTCGAACACGCGCTTCATGAACGCGGCCGCCGTCGCGCTGGACTGCTTGAGCTGTGACAGGCTGTTCTGCACGTTGAGGAACGCCTGCCGCGTGGAGTCGACCGCCCGGATCGTGAAGGATGCTTCAGCCATGATTTTGTGCTGCTCGCCGTTGGTGGTCGTAGTACGCTAGCCAGCCGCGCAATTCCTGCTCCGGCATGGCCATGACTTCGTGCGCGAATTTGCCGAGCTTCTCCGCGAGACCGTACACGGCGAGGAGGTCGGCACCTTCCCCGCCGTGGATCAGTTTTTTAGGTCGTCGGCGCTCGGCGCAGACTCGGCCAGGATGGCGTTAGCCGCCCGCGCGACGACGTTGGACGACGCGCCGTTCAGCAGCACAATCTTGTCCTCGGGCCGGAACAGCTTTTCGCCCTTCTCGTCGGTCGCCTTGAGGATCAGGACATCGACCAGCAACTCCATGTCGTTGTCCTTGGACTTCCGATACAGCCGGTTTTTCTCGGTCAGCGTGACCGGCGCGGCGTGGATCGTGAGCTTCCATTCCGGGACGTGAATCGCCCGAATGCCGAGGGACGCGAAGTGTTCGCGGACGAGATCGATTGCGGAACTCATTAGACCGTGAGGCTGGCCAGAGCGCCGTTGCCCTCGATGGAAATGCTGCCTTCGACCATCCCGTCGAACGCGGCCGAGATGTCGAATTTTGTCACGATGCCGCTTCCGTTGTAGTAGTTCGCGCCAGCTGCAGCCCCCTCAGGGTACAGGCTGACCGTGACAGTCGCGCCCACGGTGAGGGCGATCTGACCGGCGTCGACCTCGTCCCAGTAGACATCCCCGGACACGCTCCAACTGCGCAGGGTAGCCTTGCGCGTGCGGAACGTATCCGTGATGATCGTATCCTCGACGGTGTCGGACGTGTTCGTCAGGGAGTAGTTGCGGAGTTCCCCGACCGTGGTCGAGGAGATGCGAACGTGGCCTTCGCGGCCGAGATGGTTAGCCATTTTAGTCGGTAGTTAGGTAGATGCAGTTAAAAGTGTGGCGAGCGACGCCCCAGCGAATGTTCTCGTCGTCCTCGATTACATATTGGACAGATGACAAATGCAGATCACGGCAGACCCCGCCTAGGGTGACATCGGCCAGGACTGCGGCTTCGACGGCAGCTGAGCCCGTGTCGAACAGGTCATCAATCGCCGTGATGCCCACCGCTGCCGTGAAGTAATCCACGTTGACCGCAAGCTGCCGGTACTGCGTGCGGTCGGTCGGTGCCAGACTGCGCACCTCAATCTGCTCCTCGACGGCGTAGACTGCCGCAGCCGGGAAGGACAGCGACGCGAGCGTGTTGTTTCTCCCCCTGAGCAGATTAGCCGTGGGCACGACTGCCCCGCCTGCGGTCAGGCGTGCGCCGATTGCGTTGCGGATTAGGGTGCGAGTGCTCATTCGGAGATGGGTGACCCGCCCTTGACGCGGACGAAGCCGAGGTTGACCGCTTTGCCAGCAAGCACGCGCTCTAGCTTTTTGATGGTCGTTCCGGTGCGAGACTGAAGAGCCTGCGTCACGTCGTTTTGATAGTTCGGGATCTTCACGTTATAGTTGCGCCCGATGATGAACGGATTCGGCGTGTTGAAGTTCGACGACTGCGTGCCGCTCTTCGCTCCGAAGCGGTCGGAGAACTTGAGGTAGCGCGCGCCCGTCGCCTTCGCTGCGGGAATCCAGCCGGACAGCGTCCAGCCAACGCGGGACTGAATCTCTTTCCGCACGGCCTTAGCGTCGGCCATGTATGATGCGTACTGATTGTTTCCGCTGTGAACGCGACCATATCTCGTGCGCCTCTGCTTGTGGACCTTCTCAATCTCCTGCTTTGTCGTCAGCAGTTGTAGCCCGTAGAAGCCTTTCAGGTTGGGGTTGTTGAACAGCGCCTGGAGCTTCCCGCTCTGGCGCGTCCTGACGTATCGGGCAATCGACCTATAGAACCCGCCCTGCGTCTCTCGCTCTTGGAAGTAACGATGCGCAAAAGGCGTTGTTAACATGTTCATGTCGCGCGCAACTGCGGCGTTGCCCTGCGGCCTGCTTTGGGGCGGCGTGAACTTAAGCAGCGTCTGCAGTAGGTACTTCGCCTCCTGCTTGATCACCTGTCCATACTCCACCCGTGCCGCGCTGGCGAGCCGTGCAAGCGCCGCCTCTAGCTCCCGTGTGCGTGCTTCGATCTGGATCATATCGACTTCTTCACGTCGATCGACACTCCGCTGCCCTCGGCGTCGAACTCCATCGACTCGATGAAGTACGTTACGCCTGCGCGCACGACAGTCGTGGTCAGCTGCGGCGCAGTCACGACCTGCGAACCGAGGAAAAACACAGTATAGCGCCCCTCGTCGCGGCGCTGGTCTTCGAAGTCCTGGAACATATTGCGCGAGTTGTTCCAGATGCCGGTCACGCTCACGCCGAAGATAGAGAAGGTAATCCCGGCTTGGTCCTGAATGGCCGAGAAATCTGCCTCAAGCAGAGCGGGGGCGAAGTCGCGCACGGTCATACCTATGCCCCCAGTGTCACAAGCCGCGCCTTGTTGCTGTACACGTCATCCTGCGTGTTGCCGGACCGGATCAGGTCAAACCAACTCCGCACCGCCACCGCTGCGATAGCCGGGGCGGAATTGACCGTGAGCAAGTTGGCCGCGTCCCGAACTAGCCGGATCATGTCCGGGATGGACCGCGCCGAGACGAACAGCGATTCGGACCAGCCCGCGTCAACCGCCGCCTCGGCCTGCCTTGGCTCGGCCAAGATGCGCAGCGGCGCCCCGAACAGGTCAAAAGCCTTCTGGCAGACGAAGGCGGGCGCGGGCTTGACGACCTGCGAATATCCGAACGGCGCAACCAACGACGTGTTCGGGGCCATGCCGTACTCCTCCAGCGACGGCGCGGGGTCGAGTGCGTCGAACACAATGCGCCGGTCCAGTCCGGGCCAAGGCGCGTACACGAAATCCTCCCACGTCTTTTTGCTGACCCTATAGTCACCGTACCGATCAGGCCAGATCTCAAGATCGACGCGCGGGATATGCTGATACGATCCCGGCAGGCACGGGCGCGCGTAGGTCACGGCCCGGAACAGGCTGTGGTACTGCGGGAGGCACTCGACATAGACCTCGCGCGACTGCGCTGCGTAGTGCCGCGCGATGGGCATCATCCGCATGACGTCCCCTAGTCGCTGGTGGTACTTCAGGATGATCATCGGCGGAAACAGACCGTCAGGATGTTGGGCGGCGTACCGTTGCCCACGCGCACCACGTCCTCGGGTGAGCCAACGTAGACCGGCGACAGACCGGCCGCGCGCATGGTGTTAGCGAGCGTTTCTGGCGTGAAGTGCCATAAATGCTCACCGGGTCGGCGGTGCTTCCACTTGTCGAACCAGTCCGGTCCCTGCTCGGGATGGTACCACGGCACCGACACGATGGCCCGTTTCGCCTTGAGGTCGGCAAGCCAACTCAGATCCGCGAAGTGCTCAAGCGAATCAAAGAACGTGATCAAGTCCCACTCCCGGTCGATCCAGTCCGGCGTGACCGTGATGCATTCAGGCGCTGGATACGGTGAGACATCGTAGCCGTGCAGCTTGAGCCACCATTGCCGCGCGTGCAGTTCGCGCAGGAACGCGCCGGTTCCGAAGCCGACGTCCATGACTGTACCCTTCGCCGTCCAGCGCAGTTCGGGAAAGTGCTGGTTGATCAGGTCCGCGCGCACCATCGAAAGCCAGGACTCTGGGTAAGCCTCGTACCGCGCGACGTAAGCGTGATCATAGACGGCCCGCACTGTCCGGTCGATGGACATCAGCGCGCCGGTCTCGGGGTGGTTGGTGTATCCATTCATGGGTTACGCTCCTTGAAAAGCTTCTGTCCGCTCTCGTACCGGTCGCGCCGGTTGTTGTGCTTGTACGTGTCGTCCAACTCGCCCCCGCGAAACACAGGATGCGAGTGGACGAACGTGATCCGGTCGCGCGCGTCGATGACTACGCCGTCACGGAATGCGCGAAGGGAAAATTCGTTGTCGCTGAACACCGACTCGTAGCCGGGAAAGAACATATCGCCCTGCGCAACCCAGCGTGCGCGGGACAGGATAGCCATGCACAGGAGATCGTCTTTCCGGTGACCGTCGTTCACGGCGATCACGACCTGTTCAGCCGTGAGATCCTTACCCTCGACCAGCGCGAGAAGCTGATCATCCCAGCCGGGACAGGGGAACCAGTCGTCGGACAGCTGAATCAGGAGATCCCCGGTTGCTTTGCGTGCGCCCAGATTCCACGCGGCGACGCATGACTTAGCGTCGGACACGACGGACACAAACTGCTTGGACATCTCCAGCGATTCCGCGTCATCGGCGTCCACGGCAAAGACGTGCTCGATCTGTGACGGATTGGCGGCGGCGTTCAGCCATGCGTCCCGGCAGGCCACGGCTTTACTGGACCGGCCGCGCGTGGCGTGGATCAGACTGATCTTCGGCTTCTGGCCTGCGAAAAAAGCACGCTGGAACATCTCAGCCCGGTCCGGCCTGTTGCCGTAGCGTGCTGCGCGGGCTGCCAGATCCAGACCGGCCCAGCCGTACCACTTCCGCTCATGCGTCCACGGTCGCGATTCGTGCGGCGGCTCCTGGCGCTCCATCATTCGTTCGGCCCAGTAGTGCGCCCGCATCGTGTCGCGCTTCTCGAAATAGAGCAGCACCAGCGCGGCGAGGGCCTCTCGGCACCACGGGAACACGCCGTGCGCCTCCAGACAGTTCCGCACAGCCTCGCGGTGGTCGCCGCAGACCCGGGCGATATTCAAGTGCGCCTCGTAGCGGAACGATTCGTTGAGGTTCGGCATGGAAAGCGCGACCTTGCCGAACTCGACCGCAGCTTTGTGGTTCCCCGCGCAATAGTGCTCTTGGTGGATGTAGTAATATTGAGCCGCAGTTTCCCGGACTGAGTTCTTCAGGATGCGCAGATTCCGCGCGCGATTCTCCCGCTTCACTTCCAGCGGCGCGTGGAGCCAGACCGGATCGGCCAGATCAAGGTGACGGTCGCCGGGAAGCATCAGGAGGTTTTCATGCACGTCGTGATGCCAGACCCGGCCAGCGTGGAACTTCTCGCGACGGATCGCGCGCTCGCGGTACAACTTTTTTCCGGTTCCGCGCACGTCGTATTGAAACCGCACCATCGTCACGTCGTCCGTAACAGTTTCGAGCGCCGGGCGCAGGACTTCGCCGGACTGCATCACGTCGTCGCAGTCGCACCAGATCAGCCACTCCCCCGACGCCTGCCGGAATGCCTCGTTACGGGCTGCGCCGAATGAATCGACGTGATCCCACGCTTCGGTCCCGACTTGGTTGACGTGCTCGCGGAAGATGAAGTCTTTCCGGTGCTGCTCGCACCAGTCGCGGGCGATGGACAGCGTGCGGTCGGCCTTCTTTGAGCCGATGGCACGAACGAGGGACAGTTCGTCGAAGCACGGGGCGAACGAGTCCAGCATACGCCCGATGTGGTGCTCTTCGTTGCCAGCGATGACACAGAGTGAAATGCGCATGGACGGTGCCGAACCGTCAAAAAAGAGAAAGCCCCCGCCACCTGCAACGGTGACGAGGGCAACACAAACAACCCCAGACAGTCTTAAGCGTACTGCGTGGTGATCAGCTGACCCGCATTCGCATTCACGACCTTTTCCGTCACCGCGTGCGACGCGCGCAGGATGTTGGACTTGATCGCTTCGTCGCGGTAGGTGAAGACACCCGTGACCGGGCCGTACTCCGACCAGGCCAGCGTGAAGCCAGCGCCGCCGCCGAAGTAGCCGCCGCCGGACTCGCTGACCGAGCCGACCCAGATGAAGGTGTTGTTCCACACCTGAGCGCCGGAGTAGGCAACGCCCTCGGGAGCGGTGTCGTAGCTGGCGCGGCCGATGATGACCTCGCGCACGCCGAACACATCGGCAGCGGCCTGCTCGGACGAGTTGAGGAACGTATCGTTGCTGATGCCAGCGCCGCGCAGGCGGTTCTGGAAGAGCGTCGAAGCCTTGATGCGCAACCACACCTGATTGCTCATGACGACCCGCAGATTGTCGCGGGACTCGCCGAGACCGAGCAAGCGGTCAATGGCGAGTTCAACGTCGAGCGCAACGTTCATCGTCGCGAGGT